AGTTGGTGTAACATACCCTTGATACACAGCACTAAAGAGTTTCTGTAAGGCAATCTTGTAGCGAGAATTATAATAGCAATATTCATTTTTGACATTTTCTAAAAACACAGTTACCTCTGCAAGATAAGCATTTGTATCATTGGATGATGCCTTAGGAATAATCGTCGTACTTTTAAGTGATGCAACAATCGTTGCGAGAGCACTTGGAGTTAACATTCCCGCGGAATCATGTTCACCCGAATCACTCGTTAATAGTCCAGGCTTTGCTCCAACTGCGGGTGTATACATTCGTTTTACTTCATCGTCTGTTAAACCAGTTTGGACAGGGCAATTAAATGACATTCTATTATTGTTTTATTTTGTTTATCTAAATTACATTTACGACTTTTAATGATAAGAAGATAATAGTAATTATTGCTACCCCTAATAATACGAATAATACCATCTGATTAGAAAAAAATTCATATATCATCGTAACTACATACGACATATTCTGCTCCATATCCGTAGCAGGAAATAGCATTTTAAAGATAACAAGTCCAATCCCAATAAATAAAATAGAGAATACCCATAAATAGGGGATCATGCCTCGACGTACAGGGCGGTCTAATAAAAATAATTGATGAGAAGATATATCATTATTTCTAGACCGGAGCAATTCATCTCTTGCAGTAGCGCTTTCTACGTCAATTTTTAATTCATCTTCTACCTTTTGTAAGTTCTTAATCTGTTGCTGCAACGTTCCATTTTTTGTTAATAACTCGGATAGATTGTTATTATTGGAGGATTGTTTTAAATATTCCAAGATATCATTATTAAGAGCGGCATACCTATTCTTATATTCTTCTATCTCTGTTGCCAATTCAATAATCCGATTGTAACTAGGATTTTGAGTTGGATCTTGATTTAAACCAGCTTTGCTAATATAACTTCCTAAAGCGGTATTTAACTCTGTAAGCATTCCTGGCATATTATCACCTCCCTCTTGAGCAAGAGCATCAAACCGACGCTGAAATGCAGCTTTTCTTTCTAGCCATGACATGATTATCCTATCGTTTCTATAGTAATTTGTAATATGTTATTTTTAACATGTATGGAGCATGTATGGAGTAATTATAGTGCATTTATGGAGCACATACACGGTACATAATAGATTCGCCCGAAGATGCACTCGGGCGTGTAATTCGCACAATGTCACCTGGTACCGCCCCAATGCATCTAGCAATCGGGTCTACATGAAATTTAATCTCTGGAAATTTAGACTTCGACGTAACATACAGTGCATCCATGAGTGGCTTGTGTTCTTGTTCAGGTACAATTTCATGCTTTGGAACAAGGATATGACGCATCGGATTAATCACAATCATGTAAATACTGAAGAAGGACACCCGTAGCTTACGACGCTTCTTCTCACCCGAATCCTCTGTTACCTTCATGTACTGCTTTAGTGCCACAGAGTGGTGTGCATCCGCAATAGGGATATCCAGCATCACAATCACCTCCGTGTTTTCCGTGTCTTCATCCGCAATGTCATCAAAGAAGGATTCTAATTTTTGACGACTAATCGTGGCATAACGCACATCACAGACTTTTTTATCATCGTCCTTTTTGAATACTTTAAAGCTAAGACTGGTAAAGGATGCGGCGGCAGCCGTTGCCTCGGCCGGAGAAAATTTGCGATAATTGTCCACAAAATATCCTCGGTCTGCCAGGATATCCAGTAGAGTCATTCGACTACGATAGATGTTATCAATAAACACGAAATTGTCGCTCATTCTTATTATCTAATTATAGTATATTAAGGTTTAGATTCAATTTTATTATTTATGGGTTTTATTCATGTTTAATGATATTTATTGTGGCTCCTCCTGTACTTGATTCTCCACTGGATTGTCCCATTCCTCCCCCTGAACCCTCCCCTCCAAAAGACCGATAGGGGTTTCTACGTACTGCTCGTTGCATTCCTCCCATCATTAATCCATCTGCTGCCATGCGTGCTTGACTGGTATCCACTACAATATGGGCAGACCCATATTGATAGGGTGCTCCCAATAGAATATCACCTCCTCCCATTATCCTACCTCCAGGAGGAGGTAGACCGCCTATAAGGGGTCGTGCGGATACTGCGGGCAGCGCAGCCATCGCAGATGGTGCAAAGTCGTCTTGATATTCCATTTCTGCAGGATATTGTACTTGATTGATGGATGTATTAAATGCACTAGGTTCTAGGCCCAGTGCTTGTGCCGAACTAACAGGTGGCATTCCATACGAGTCGAGATACACAGATTGTGGTCCTGGTCCACCTGGGGTAAACGCAGGTCCACCCATGACTGCAGGTCCACCCATGACTGCAGGTCCACCCATGACTGCAGGTCCACCCATGACTGCAGGCTCTCCCATCAGAAGTTGACTAGAAATTGGCTGTCCATATTCATCTACGTCCTCTTCTGCAATTGTATCTAGCATCAATCGGTCTTTGTCAGACAATTCCTGCAATGATGCTGTCATTGATTTTAGTTCCTCGGCTGTATACATTCTCTCTTCAGACGTGTCTAGCGGAACTGCATTCGATTTAGGTAACACCAATCCTTTCAATACGACTCGTTCTAATTCTGCCGAACTATCATTGGATTCTTTCGAGAATTCAAGGGATCGCAGCTTTTGAAAACCACTCGTTGTAATATATCGCATCGTTAAATTCAAATAGGTCTCTTGCTCTTGCGTCAAGAGCTTCGTTGAATATGGAATTTCTACTTGGACAATGTGAGACTTGGGACGACCCAGTGGCGGCAAAATCTCTAGGTTGTGTATCGTATCACCCATATACTTGACTGGACCATCACACATTGGACAAATCGCCAGACTTAGTCGTGGGTTATAAATAGGAATGGTACCGCATGCAATGCATAGTGGGACCGTGGCACCATCCGACCGCTCCATAAATGACTCCTTGTAAAATGCCACACCTGCGTGTGCAATAATCGCATCGCGATCCATTTCACCAATCTTCAAACCTCCCTGGGCACCACGGCCACCCGTCGGCTGATGGGTACGTACCTCTTTACGACCCTTACCACGGGCTTGCCATTTGTCCTCCACCATGTGTTTCAGGCGCATTCCATAGACCGGCCCAATAAAAATGGCTGCCTTGATTTGCTCTCCTGTCGCCCCATTGTACAGTACCTCATTGCCATGCTTTTCAAACCCATGCTGCTCCAATAATTCGCCAATTTCATCCTGTGGCGAACCATCGTTCATGAACGCCGTTCCGTCCCCAATGGCACCCGAGAGTGCCGCTGTCTTCCCTAGTAATTGCTCCAAGTTCTGAGCAATGGTCATACGCGACGGAATGGCATGCGGATTCATAATCATATCAGGTACAATACCCGTCGTCGTACGGGGCATATCATGTCCACGCAACAAGGCGCCAATCGTGCCCTTCTGTCCGTGCCGATTCGAGTTGCCCGTCCAGAACGCCGTCGTCTCCCCTTTACGACAAACCAGAAAGACCTGGCTCGGCACCGATAGACAATAGACATGGTCACCCATGGTGTTGTTCTCGGTCACCGTGATGGAACGAATCGGAATTTCATTTCGGAATTCATCCAGTAGTGAAAAGCCATAATGATAGACACTATGAAGAACCTTAGCAGTGACAAAGACATACTGTCCATTGCTGCTCTTGACATACAGACGATGGTCCGCTGTTACATATTGTGACCCTACATCCGTTTTTATTAGATACATCTCTCCCGTGTGCTCAAAGGCAAATGTCTCCAATGGGCTCACAAATTCGGTCTTGTCCAACTCCGTATTCCACTGCGCCACCTTGTCGTCCGTTGTAATGTCCGCAATGGGTTTCCATCCATGTAGGGTTCGCACGTCATGGTCCGCCGTCAAACAGAATTTATCACCCAGCTCGGGCTTTCGGTCCTGGACCACACGAATCTTAACCAGGCGTAACCCCACATTATTCACCATGATGACCACTTTCTCCACTCGCCCACGGGTCCAGACTTGGGGTGTCGTCGACGCATCCACGATTTGACCCCCCACGGTACTAGTGCGGTAGGCCCCCACAATGACGGTCGTTTCATCCACGAACTCTCCTTCGCGAATGATACCATTGGTATCCAGCTTGGAATAATCCAGACCAGGTTTCAAGTTCTTCCATGACCCCACGTAGGCAGGATTGCCAAATCGAACCTTGCTGTTGGCTTTCTCATCGTCCTCTTCAAAAGCCTCATACGAACGAAATGCCATCGAACGAAACATGCCGCGCTGAATCGCATCGTAGTTCATCACGATACCGTCTTCTTGATTGTAGCCCGTCCAACACGCAATGGCCAGAATGCAGTTCATCCCATAGGCCATCCGACCTTCCCCCAGATAGTTATTGTACATCGTGCGTGTAATTGGCATTTCTCCATAACACAGTACATGGGCGGTGTTGTCAAAGCGATTTCGCCAATTGGTGGCGTAAATGGACAGTCCCTGTTTGGACTGTGAGCACGACAGTTGATTACGTGGTGATTGATTGTGTTGGGCAAAGGGAATCATGGATGTCATCATACTCAAGATGGTCGAGGGATGGACTTCCATGTGCGTCGTTTCAGGTGTAATGTAGGCGGGATTGTTAGCAATGAAGGACTCGTTCTGTTCATAGGGGTCGATGTATTCAATGGCACCAATGTGCGGCTCTAACAATGTAATATAGGTTTCTAGTTCATAGGTATCGGTTGGAGTTCTTCGATGCGCCAACGGGTCTACAAATTCGGTAGAATCCAGTCCTACGTTTTTACGCAGTTCCAATGTTCCCATAATCAGGTCTCGCCATGTAGGATATGTCTCCAGTTTTCGGATAGGTATCTTGCCATTCATTACCATAATAAGGGGGCGAAGTGGACGCCCTGCATCCAAATAGACATATACTTTGCGGTCACGAATCGAAAAAGAAATACTGGTTGAATAAGGCAGACACCCTGTTCGCTTTAGCAATTTAATTACATAGGTTAACAGTTGTGGTTTGGCACTATAGCCAAAAATGCCGCCATTAATATATACAGGTGTATATGCCATCTGTTGCTCCAGTGTGATATCCGACGCACTGTAGACTCTTCCAATATGGGTGACCCATGTAAGAAAACTGGGAGTAAAGGAAGAGAGTGAAATGGCAGTCATGATACTGAGATTTTTCGCAATACCAATCGAACCACCTGTTGGCGTCTCAGACGTACAGAAATAGCCATATTGAGACGTATGCAGTTTGCGCGGACCCGTCAATTTCATACTGGTATCAAAATCGAGAATGACACGACGACAGTGGGACATGAAATCAGTATAGGACAGACGCGACAGGGATTGCAGTGCGCCTGTCTTTTCCTCACCCAGTCCCGTGCCCCACTTTCCTTTAAAGCCTTTCATAATCATATCATTGAGCAGACCTGCCATGAAAATTTTAGACTCATTGCCTTTTTGAAAGATATTTCGGAATTGAAGGTCCTTATAAATAACCGCCTTGTTATAATTGTATTCTTTACCGATGGCGAGAACGAATGCCTTAATCCATACTTTGTAAGAATTCATGAAAAGTTCTTGGATAAGAAAACCACTGGTAAGACAGCGCTGATTGCGCGTATCATCGCGGTCCGTTTTGGTATCAAACCCTTCACTCACACGTAGAATCTTGCGGACACAGTCTGCAAGAAAATGGGCCTGCGAAATGGGGTCTTTGGGCATATGAATAAAGAGTTGGTTCTTAATAATATCAAGTACATGTGCCACACTAAATCCTTTTGTTAGTGTTTTAATATATTGAACTGCGGTATAGGAGTTTAAAAACGGGAAAGCATCCAGAATGGAGGGCTGTAATTTGGGCAACAGTAATTTGGCCTCTGGATGATTAAAATCGGGAAAGATAAGTTTTAGGATTTCTTCGTCCGATTGAAAACCAAGGGCACGAAAAAGCACGAAGAGAGGGACGGGTTTTCGTACAAAGGGCAGAGAAACCTGAATGGTGTTATGCTTTGTATATACCGTGCCTGCTCGATTTTGTGTATCCACATAGCGCATAAGTGCAAAAG